CGGGACGTTCAGACGTTGGGCGGCGGGCTGTTGGTGTTCGTCGCGTTCGCGTTTCTGATGCTTAAAGCCGGTCGACGGGGCGTGAGTTGATGTTGACCCTTGCGGCCGGCCTGCTTGGGGTCTTCGTCTACGTGCTGATGTGGGAGTTGTTTCTCACGGTGACGGTGCGTGAAGTCGAGCGGGAGTCGTGACGTTCCTGATGGATTCCGCTATGGCCGGTGTGGTCTTCGGCCTGGTGGTTCGAATCATGTTCTCTGTTATTTCTGAGAGGGGGTGAAACAATTGAACGACAAACTCCTGAAGTTGAGTGTTGGCGCTTCGCTGGCGATGGCGACGGTGTTCGGGTGGGTCGGCATTGCTGGCGCGGTCACTCCGACGCCTGAGCAGCTGGCGACCGACTCCGGAACGGCCTTTCGGGACACTGGTATCGCGATCATTGCGGTGCTGATCCCGCTTGCCGTTGCGCTGCTTCTGGCGAAGAAGGCCCTTCCCTGGGCTCGCCGGATGCTGCACGTGTAATCGCCCTGCGCGTGCAGACCTTTGAGCATCGGCGTCGGATGTGTCGGTGCTCTTGGGTGTGTTCGTGTGGCTAGGACTTACGGCTGCGGCCGACGTTGGTACGACTGGGCTAGGGCTCTCGCTCGGGCATCCTGAGGTATCGCCCGGTGTGCGAGTGCTTCTGGCCTCTTTCGGCCTGCTGGGGCTGGTGCTGGCGAAGTGGGGCACGTTCCTGCTCGTCGGCCTGGTCCGGCTCTGGCGCGCTTGGGCTGGGCAGCTGCTTGGTTGGGTTGTGGTCGCGGTGTTCGGGGGGGTGAGCGTGTGGAACTGCGGAAGATTGCTGCGGGGGTAACTGCGCTCGGCTTGTTCGCGTTGGCGACTCCGGTGGTATTGGCGGGGCCGGCTTCGGCGGCGGTTATCACGGCGACCCAGAGTGACTCGGGCGATTGTAATACGAATGTGTCGATTGGCAATGATCAGACTCAATCCGATGTGTACGGGGCGAAGTGGACGTTTGCGTGTTATCTGGGGCCTCAGCCTGCGGGGAAGTTGATTCGTAACTTCTATATTTCGGTGCGTACTACGGCTAGCGGGACGTTGGGCGAGTCCCAGGGTGTGAAGATTAACGGGACGGACCCGGCGTATCCTCTTCGGTTGACGGAGATGCGGGAATACGATCCGGTTGTTGGTATTCTTCGTTTCGAGGCTACCTGGTCGGATCATAGTTCGCCTTATCGGACTTTCCGTACTGCGGATCCATGTGGGGGGATCACGATTCAGTACATGGATCAGACTACGGCCGGTGGTAATCGGTGTTCGTTGCGGGGTGCAGCGGCGGTGGAGTTCAATACTTCGGGTTATCCGGTGTTCCCGCCTGATGGGTATACCCAGGCGGCGTTGGATCGTACGAAGGTCGATTTGCCGCGGGTTGATTGCTCTAGAGAGTTTTTTACGTCGGCTAACGGTGTGCCGTCGGTAAAGGTGCGGCAATACGTACACAATCGGCAGGCGGATCGGTCAACTGATGTGCTGCGTATTCGGTTTCCGTGGGAATCGACCTGGCGGACGGGTGCGGAGGCTGCGTCAGAGTTACCGGTGGCCGCGACTAAGCCGGTCGAGGGTTGGCATGTTACGTGCGAGGTTGTTCGGTCCGTGCTTCCTGGTTGGCAGGGTAGTGTTGCCTGGAAACAACCTGGGCAGAAGGTGGTCAAGGATTTTCCGCCTGACCAGACTCCGGATCATCCGGTAGTGACGCGGGCGGGGGCTCCTGCGCTTGCGCCTGAATTGCCGCCGGAGGCTCCGTTTACGTTGTATCTGGTGGCGGATGGTTCTGAGGCGGCTTTAGGCGGCACGGCGGCGGCGGGGGGCGCTGCGGGCGTGTCGACGGCTACGTGGGCGGGGGTTCCTGCGGCCGCTGTTACGGGTTGGATGCTCGGTGGGTGGTTCATCGGTAAGACGGGGTGGCATGGCGACGATCAGTGGTTTTGTCGCTGGAATCCCGGCTTTAGGGCGGCTCGGTCGTCGTACTGCGATCCGATGATGAATACCGACACGACTTACCTTCGGGCTCAAACACTCATTCAGGCGGCGAATATGGCCGCGCTGCGTCCGTCGAGTGCGGAGGGGTGGACGCGGGCGACGACGGTGGCGGAAGTGTTGGTCGATCCTGGTGCGGTGGATGCTTTGGGTAAACGGACGGCGGTGGCGGAAGAGCTGCCGGCGACTAGTCCAGACGCGACGACTCAGAATAAGTTGAATGAGGCTGTGGATCCGGCTAAGGGGACTCAGCTGGCGACCGATCCCGCGCCGAGCCCTGATCCTGGGCGTGACCCGGCAACGGACCCGAGGCCGGCGCCGGACCCGATTTCAGGTGCTCCGCCGGTGGTCCCTCCTGGGGGTAAGAAGTCGGATTGTTCTGATTTCGGGTTGCTTGATTTTTTGAATCCTCTGAATTTGGTGGACGTGTTGAAGTGCGTGCTTCAGTACCTGTTTATTCCGAGTTCGGGGCGATTTGATGCTCTGAAGGCGTCGTTCTCCTCGACGTTGGGCAATCTCGTCGGGCGACCGCTCGACGTTGTTCAGGGCGTGTGGTCGTCGCTGAGTTCGGGGGTTCGTACTGATTGCGCGGGTCCGTTGATCCATATTCCTGGGGTGGCGTCGTGGGGTGGGTTCGACATTCAGCCTCTGAACGCGTGCAGCGGGGTTATGAAGACGGTTGCGGACCTCGTGCGGCCGATCCTGGTCGTGATTTCCTATCTCGGCGCGGTGCTTGCGGCCGGGCGGCTCGTTGCGTCTGCGTTCGGTATGAAGCTGTTTGGGGATCACGCTGAGGCGGCGACGGCGTGATCACTGATCTGGTGCTGACGGTGGTTCTTGCTCCGCTTCAGTGGGTCCTTGATGCGATCCCGGCGATTTCCTGGCCTACATGGTTCTCGACCTCGGGGCCGTCGTCGGTGGTGGAAATGGCGCGTGGTTGGGGCGACTCGGTGGGCACTCTCAACGGTTGGTTTCCTGTCGCTGAGTTCTTCGCTGCTGCGGGCATCGTGTTTGCTGCCGCGGTCGCTCATCTCGCGATTCGTGCGGTTCGGATGATCGTCTCCGGTCTGACCGGTGGGGGAGGTTCTGCGGCCTAATGGAAGTCGTGTTTGTTCTTGGGTTGGTGCTGCTGTTCGTGGTCCGGTGGCGTATCGAACATCGGGGACGGCGGCGGCGGGAGGCTGCTGCGCTCCAGATGCAGCATCGTCCGTTGAGCGAGTTCGACGCCCGGTTTCCTGCTGATCGGCGGCTTGGCGGTCGGCTGATCCGTCGTCGGGTGGGGTTCTGATGAGTCGGTATCTGTTTCGTCGTGTTGTTGGTGCTGTGTGCGTGTTCGTTGTTCTTCTTCTAGTGAAAGGTGTTTTTAGATGATTGCTTTTCAGGTTCCGCCTCCGCCGACGTTGCCGCCTCCGCCGACGTCGCCTCCGACTACTGCTCCGCCTCCGCCGACGACCTCTCCGTTACCCTCGACGACGGTTCCGCCTCCGCCGTCTACGACGGTAGTTCCGCCTCCGACCACGACGACGACGGCGTACGTTGGAAGTTCGATTCCGTCGAACGCTCCTAGTCTGGCGGGTTCTGCGGGTGGGTCGATTCGTGACACGAGCATCGCTGTGTTGGCGATCCTCATTCCGTTGGCGATTGGTCTGTTGCTCGCGATGTGGGCGGTACGGCGCTCGGCATTGTTGGCCGGCATCGGTGGCGGTGGTAAGCGTGGGGGGTCGAGGTCGAAGCGTGGGGGATCGCGGTCGCGCTCGAAGGGTCGTGGTGGCGGGCGCTCGAAGGCTCGGCGGCGCTGATGGATCCCGCGACGACGGTTCCCAAACCCGCTGCGGTGTTGACTTCGAAGTTTCCGTCCGCGTTGGACATGATCGGATGGGTCTGGAGCCACGCGACTGAGTGGGCGGGCGCTCACTGGTTCGTGGTTGTGGCGGGCCTTCTGGGGGCGTTTAGCTGGTACGTGTACGTGATCTTCAGTCGTGCGGTTAAGGGCGTCTGATGCCGACGACGACGACGACGGTTCCTCCGTACGATATGTCGGTGGTGGTGTCGGGCTTGGCGCGCTCGGCGGGGGAAGCCATGAGCAATACGGGGGTGTCCGTAATCGGGGTTCTAGTGCCGCTGGCGGTGGGGTTGCTTCTTGCTCTGTATGCGTTCGCTCGGGCCGCGAAGATGCTTGGTTTCTCGGACACGACTCACGAGCGCTACCGCGACGAATACCGCGGGAAGAAGGGCTACGAACATGAGACTTACACGCCTGAGCGGATGGAGTATGTGGGCCACATTGACGGGCGCTACTACCGTCGTCGGGTGGGGTCGAAGCGGCGGCGGTATGACAACTGATGAGCGATCTTGCGTGTTTCTGCGGCGTGGGTACTCTGCTCGAACACGAGCCGGCCGAGGATGGTTCGTCGCTGTGGGGCTGTACGGTCTGCTCCGCCTCTTTCGATGGGGCCTACGAAGATGTCGCGGCTGAGGTCGAGGGTCTTGCGGCTGATGCGGACGTGGCCGGCGCCGAGGGTGCTGAGGCTGCGGGGCCCGAGTTCGTCGAAGAAGATGACGACGACGACGACGACCTGGACGATGGCATGACCTCTGAGGCTGAGCGTGAGTGGGACGACGACTACGAAGGCGGCGGCGATGAGGAATTCGTGACGTGGTGAAGTCGTGAATCTTTTTTCGGGCGGTGGTCGTACTCTGCGGCGTGATCTGCCGATTGCGGCCTACGTGGGTGCTAACGGTGCCGGTAAGACGTTGGCGATGGTCCACGACACGCTTCCGACGTTGAGTGGGCTCCGTTGGACTTGTGATGATTCGACGCATCGGCATACTGCCGAGGGCGTGACTGAGGGGATTCGGCAGGTTCTCTCGACGGTGCAGCTGTTGGGTGCTGTGGCTGGCGGCGCTGAGGTTGAGGGCGACGACGGTGAACGGGCCTGGGCTCATCCGTTGTGCACGTTGCTGAAAAGTTGGTCCCAGCTCGTGCGCGCTGAGCATTGCGATGTTCTGCTTGACGAGGTAACGGGGGCGGCGTCGTCGCGCTCGTACCAGGCGCTTCCGCCCCAGCTGCTTCAGCTGTTCCTTCAACTGCGTAAGGCGGACGTGGTGATGCGCTACACCACTCCGAATTGGTCGCGTACTGATGTGGTTCTCCGTGAGGTCACTCAAGCGGTGACGGTCTGCAAGGGCTTCATCTGGGAACGGACCGAGGGCGTGCTTTGGCCGGCCAAGCGTCTTTTCCGGTGGGCGACCTATGACGCGATGGACTGGGAGGCTCTCTCGATGGAGAAGGTGGCGCGCACCAAGCCGCTCAACGTGGCGTGGTACTGGCGTCCCGGTCGGCCGGCGATGGTCGCCTACAACACGCGGGGTTCTGTGAGTGTTCTTGATCACATCTCCGACGTAGGGCTGTGCCTCGAATGCGGGGGGACTCGATCCCGCCCTAAGTGTTCATGTGTGGGCCATGTGGCTGTTGGCCAGGGTCCTAACTCAAAGCCGGCGCAGCCGGCGCAAGCCGGCGCGCCGGCCTGGTCTACGGCCTCTTGGCCTACTGGTACGCGTTCGACCTAGAACATTGGTCGGGGAGCGGGGGCCGGGTGTCCGGCTCCTGCCCCCCTTGTTGGTCCGGTTGGTTCGAGCCAATCCGGTCCGGCAGGTCAGGAGTGACTAAGACTATGGCTCCCAACCTGAGGACAACGGTATCACTATTCGGTGATCCGATTGGTGCGAGGATAGAAGCCGCCCATAATGCTGGATACGTCGATAGATGTTCTGGCGATATAGTTAATACGGCTGGAGGTATTTCGGCTGTGGGCGGTGATCCGTTAGGTGGTCTTGGTACAATACGGGTAATTGTTCCGCTTTCTGCTGAAAGGCGGCGGCTCCGGTACGCTCGGCGGGGCGTTGCGGGCGGGCTGATTGACGATGGGCGGCTGGCCGGCTGCGGAAAACGGCTGGTGGCTGAGGGTGTGGCGGTCAAGGTCAAGGATTCTGTCGGCCACTACTCGGGTGTTGCTACCTGTGGTTTGGTTTGGCGCTGCCCGGTCTGCGGGCCGAAGATACGCCACCATAGGGCCTCCGAGATTACTGAGGCTCTCGAGAACTCGGAAAGGCATGGGTTCGGTGTGGTTTTTCTCACTCTGACCGCTTCGCATACGGCACAGGATTCGCTGTATGACCTCTACAGTCGCCAAGAGGCGGCGTGGGCCTCGATGAAGTCGGGCCGTCACTGGGGGGTACTTCGGTCGCGCCTCGGGGTGCTGGCGATGATCACCTTCCGCGAGATCACGTGGGGGTCGAGCTCGGGGTGGCATCCTCATCGCCATGTTGCGATCATCACCTACCGTCCCTGGGGTGAGGGTCGGTTGGGTCGGTGGGAACGTGAGGTTGCTACGCTGTGGTCCGGACATTTGGCGCGCCACGGTTTGCGGGCAAGCGTTGAGTATGGGGCGCGGGCTGTGGCGGTCCGGCAAGGCGGCGGCGCCGGTATCGGCTGGTACGCGGGCAAGGTTGCTGCAGAAATGGCTCGTGGCGACCTGAAGCTCGGGCGTACTGATCGGTTCACTCCTGAGCAATTGTTGGATCGGGTGGGGGAGTACGGCGAAGCTGTGACAGCTGAACGCTGGCGCGAGTTCGCTGATGCGACGGTTGGCCGGCAGATGACTACGTGGAGCCCGCGTCTTCATGGCGCGCTTGGTTCGGGGCCGGTGCTCGAAGATGCGGAGGTGGCCGCGGCGGAGGTCGGTGGTGAGGTCGTGGCGTTGCTGCGGCCGGCGGCGTGGTGGGCGATTCACTTCGCTGGGCGCGCTGCGTCTGTGCTCGAAGCGGCCGAGGAAGGTCCGTCGGCGCTTGACCTTGCGCTCTCGGACCTTCCTCGGGACTCGTACACGACGTTCTAGTGGTTGTTCCAGATGTGGTCGATGAGGACGGCTGCGGCGGTCTTGATGGTGCGGGCGGTGCCTTCGTTGCCGCACTCGAAACAATTCCATTCCCATTTGGCGATGAACTCGTTGTACCAGGCGCTTCCGTTGGGAACGGCGTCGGGGTCGTAGGTGGTCACTCGGTCGATGAGGCTCATCCTTGGCTCCTCGATGCTAGGTCGATGATCTCGCCGATGATGTCCCAGTTCGTCTCGCCGATGTGGATGCGGGTGATGGCGGCGCTGACGTGGTTGTAGATGTGGTCGAGGCCGTTGAGGGCGTCGTCGTCGGTGAGTGCTCCTGCGACCACGTGATAGTCGATAAGCTCGCATATCTCGTTCGGGCTCACGCTGGTTTCCCTGCCTTTCAGGTTGTGATACCACCCGGGCGCCTATCGCCCGGGCCGGACGTGACCCAGCTACGGCTGGGCTGTCCGTCAAGGGGGGACTCCGGCGTAGCCGGACGGGAGTACCGGAGGCCGGCGCTGTTTGCCGGCTGAGGAACGGACCGCCCTTGACGGGCGGGTCGCCCGGCCGTGGCACAGAGCGCCTCGGGCGCTCGCAGCTTCTAACGACCTCGTGTGGGCGAGGTGTTCGTTTGGGCTGAGAACTTTTTGGGAAGAATGCTTGACTTTTCGTGGCGCCTCTGTATTCTGTGGTGATCAGGTCCCAGTTCGAGCTGGGTTGACTAAGGAGGGCCAAACATGGCCGGCAACAACGGTGAAGCGGCGACCCCGGGAGGTGGGCGATCGCTGCCTCCCGGGTTTTCAGGGTTGGTGTTGATCGGGCGGCTCGACTTCGCCGGGATCAGCGCTCGCAATTCCAAGCAACTTGTGCTTGATGTCGAGGTTCGTAGCGCTGAAGGTCGGCGGGCGTTCGAGTCGGCGTCGGCGTTCGTCGCGAACCAAGACGGGGAACAGACTCCGATGGGGGCGTTCCTCGCGTCGGGTGAGCTGGTGAAGTTGGTCACTCGTGACGTTGCTGTGGTCGTGAGTCCCCGTGGCGGCTCGAACGGTCGGGTTTATCTGAACGCTGAGGCGGTCATTGCGCTCGATGCGTCCGTAACGGTCTGACGGGCGCTCGGGGTGTGCGTGCCGTTGTTTGTCTGTTGTTTGTTTCCGTCGCGTGGCTGGTTAGCCCGCCGGTGAAGGCGTTTGGGCAGGTTCCGAGTTTGCCGGATACGACGCTTCCGCCGACGACGCTGCCGGCGACGACGCTCCCTCCGACAACGCTCCCTACTCTGCCGACCTCGACGACGACAACGGTTCCTCCAACGACGACAACGACGGTTCCTCCGACCACGACGACCGATCCGACTCCGACTACGACGACGGAGGATCCGTATCTCGTCGTGGCGCGTGAAAGT